AGAAACAGTTTTACTTGCTGTTTCTCAGTACGGAAAAATAGACAAAGATGGTTTCGAAGAGTTTATTTCTGGTGAAGATTTTAATTTAGATGATTTTGACTTTCCTAACATAGACGATGATTTCTTTGATATAGATAGTGATAAAAAAGAACAAGACGATGATTCACCCTATACATCTAAGATTGATACACCAATTTATGAACCAACAGGAGAAAAACCAAATATAATAGACCTTATAGAAAAAAGTAAACACGATTTACTAATCAAAGAAATTGAAGAGTCAAATGTACCAGAAGAAATAAAAAAATTTCTAATAACATCAGCCAAAAGACACATCGTTTTTAACTATGAAAAAATTGCTGAATTTTATGCACATAGTGACGAATCTGTCCAAAGTTTATTCGAAAAATCAGCTCTTGTTATAATTGATTATGATCAAGCTATTGAAGACGGATTTGTTCAGATGAGTGAAAATATAGCACAAAACTTCAAGGAACGAAAATGATAGACAACTTTACTGTTTTTATTATTAGTAACGGTCGCCCAGACAATATAAAGACCCTCGATACACTGGTCAAGTTCGGATACAAAGATAGCGTCTATATAGTTTGTGATGATCAAGACAAAACGCTACCTGAGTATAAAAAAAAATATAAAGATAAGATACTAGTCTTTGATAAGCAAGAATATGCAAATAAAACAGATCAGGGCGATAATTTTAACAATCTCAGAACGACAACTCATTGCAGAAATGCATGCTTCGACTTTGCAGAGGCATTAGGTTACGAATATTTTTTAGTTCTTGACGATGACTATACATCTTTTCGATATAAATTTGACGAAAATTTAAATTATTATTTTGGTGAAGGATCTTTTAATAATTTGACTGATGTTTTTCAAAGTGTTCTGACTTTTTACAAAAGATGTGAATTGATCAAAACAGTATGTTTTTCCCAGGCCGGAGAATATATTGGAGGAATCAATAATTTTTTAGGTAGATGTGTAAGAACAAGAAGAAAAGCAATGAACTCTTTTTTCTGTTCAACAAAGAGAAGATTTAAATTTGTTGGTAGACTAAATGAAGACGTTAATACCTATGTAAGTCTTTCTGTTGTTGGTGATATATTCTTGACGTTAAGTCAATTTTGTCTTGCCCAGGCAGTAACGCAATCATCTAAAGGTGGGATGACAGAAGCGTATTTAGATGGAGGCACATATGTAAAGAGCTTCTATTCAGTCATGTATCATCCATCGGGAGTTACGATAAGAGTTATGTCAGGTCGTGTCCATCATCATATAAAATGGAAGCACACCGCACCGATGATTTTGAATCAGAAGCATAAAAAGGTTTAATTAAATATGCCAGCAGGAAGGCCAACAAAATATAAAAAAGAATATTGTGATTTATTGATAAATCATATGAGCAGCGGTTTAAGTTTTGAAACTTTTGCTGCTGAGATAAACGTGGTTGTCTCAACAATTTATCAATGGACTTATGACTATCCAGAATTTTCAGAGGCTAAGGACCTAGGAATCAATCGCTGCATGGCTTTCTGGGAAAAGATGGGCGTTCACGGTGCAGCAGGAAAGCTAAAAAACTTTAACTACGGTTGTTGGTATCGAAACATGGCTAATAGGTTTCCGCACAAATGGAGGGATAGAATAGAAATAACAGCGAAAGATGAGACTTTAAAAGATCCTGCCTTGATGAGCGATGATGAACTTGACGATAGACTATCTCACGCAATGAAAGTATTGGAAGCTTATGAAAATAAATCAGGCCAAAATATTATCGATGTTAGTCCAAGAAAAACAAAAAAGATTAGAGAAAAGAAAACAGATAAAAAAAGCTAGGGAAAACTTACTTGATTTTATAAAATATCTTAATCCTGACTATATTGTTAATTGGCATCATGAAGCTATTTGCGATCGGCTAACAAAGCTTAAAGATCAACAAGGAAAAAAGATAATGATCTTTGTTGGTCCGCAAAGAGGCAAGTCAGAAATAGTCTCAAGAAATTTTCCAGCTTGGTGGTTAGGGCATTTTCCCGGTTCAAAAAATATACTAGCATCCTACTCATCCTCGCTTGCGAACTCTTTTAACATCGATTGTCAAAATATAATGTCTGATGATAGATATCATGAAATTTTTCCCGAAACGATAACAGGACATCTTTCTGGATTTAGCCATTTAAAGACAACACAAAATCAGTTTATAACTTCAAAACAAGGATACTTATATTCTGTCGGTGTTGGAGGTACTACGACAGGTAAAAGTGCCGGAACAATGGGTTCAAAACAAAAAGATAGTGATATACAAAAAGGAACATTTATAGTTGATGATCCTATAAAAGATCTTCCCGATGCATTTTCAGAAGCAAATAAAAGAACTAGATACCAGTGGTGGCAAGCGGTCGTAAATACAAGAGTTCATAAAACAAGTCATCAAATACTTATGCATACTAGGTGGGCTACTGATGACCTAGCAGGAACACTGATAAATGAAGGTGCTATTGATAAAGGTTGGGAAATTTTATCTTTTCCAGAGATAGGTCCTGATAGAGACTTTAAAAACAAATATGATAAAAGAAAAAATAATGAAGTTTTGTGGGAAGAAGAGAAGGGCGGTTATGATGAGCTCATGAAGCTAAAAGAAGAAGTCGGATCATATGTCTGGCAGGCACTGTTTGGTCAAAAACCAAAAATTCAAGGCGGTAATATAGTAAAAGAGGAATGGATAAATAAATATACAAGGCTTCCTTTTGATCCTCTTTCATTAAAATCAACTGATATAATTCAATCGTGGGATTTAACCTTCAAAGAAACTAAAAAAGGTTCTTATGTAGTTGGTGTTACTTTAGCCAGATTTGAATCAAGTTTTTATTTGATTGATATCTATAGAAAACGTGCAGATATTATAGAAACTCAAAGAGCAATAAAATCTATGTCTGATTGCTGGCCTAATTGTCGCACTATATTGATAGAAGAGAAGGCCAACGGGTCGGCAATACTTTCCTTATTAAAAAAACAAGTAACGGGTATGATAGCAGTAAAGCCAGATACATCGAAAGATGAGCGCCTAATGGTTGTGGCTCCTATTTTTGAATCTGGAAACTTTTTTATTGATGCTAACAATGTGTATACTAAAGATGTGATTGACGAACTAACATCATTCCCATCGTGTCCCCATGACGATATAGTAGACGCTATAAGCCAAGGATTAAATCGATTTGGAAAATTAAAAGGCTTAGCAAGATTAAAGGCTTCTGTTAGATAAAAGGATAAATAATGAAAAAATTAAAAAATATCAGAACAGCAGTGACTTCAAAAGTTAATCAGGTAATTAGAACTGATGGTTGGGTTAATGTGCTGACTGGTTTAGGTACAACAGCCAGAGATAAAAATACATCTTCTCAATTAAGCTGGAACAGGATTAACAGGTCGTTAGCTGAAAATTTATTTAGTGCTGACGATATCGGTGGAAAAATAGCTAAGATGATCCCCGGCGATGGAACAAGAGAAGGTGTTACATGGCAAGTATCAGGTGATGTTGATAACGAGTCATCAAATAAAATAATTTCTATGTTAGATAGTGAGTTCGAAAGGCTTCAGGTTTGGGAAAAGTTTAACTGGGCATGGTCTTTAGCAAGAGCGTATGGTGGCTCGATTATATATATGTCAATCGACGATGGAGAAGAACCAGATAAACCTTTAGTAGCAGAAAGAATCAGAGAAATAAAATCATTATATGTTATTGATAGATGGGACTTAGATATAAACTCAGGTGATGTTATATCAGATTTATCATCACCTGATTTTGGCACTCCAAAATTTTATAATTATGTTTCTGCCAGTGGAGGTTTTATTAAGATACATAAATCAAGAGTTATTCGGTTTGATGGTGAGAAGCTTCCAAGCAGATTATTTGTTAAAAATGGATACTGGCATGATTCGATATATCAAAAATTAAGTGAAGCTATAAGAAATTATTCAACAGGCCATGGAAATCTAGCAACTATATTACAAGAGGTTAATCAACCTGTTTTTAAGATAGACGGTTTACACGATGCTATTGCCCAAGACGAAGATGATTTGGTTTTAAAAAGGCTACAAATAGTTAACAATCTTAGGTCAACATTAAGGGCTGTTTGTTTAGATAAAGAAGATGATTTTAGTTTTATGCAGACCGCACTGGGTGGGGTTAGTGACTTGATGCGAATAATAACCAATAGGTTAGTATCTGCTAGTGACATACCGCACACAAGGTTGCTAGGTGAAAGCCCAGGTGCTTCATTGGGTGAACAAGGAAAGTCTGAAAAGATTGATTATTTTGATTCTGTTAAAATATTACAGGAATCAGAACTTAGAGATCCTATAAATAAAATAAAAGAAATAATACTGAACCAAGTAGACAAGAAAGTATCTATACCAGAAGAAATAACATTTTCCTTTAATCCTTTATATCAACAGGACCAAAAAGGAATTATAGAAACAAGAAAAATACAAGCTGACATAGATAATATATACATGACTCAAGGTGTTTATGATGCTGTTGAAGTAGCAGAAAATAGATTCGGTGCAACAGAATACTCTTATGAGACAAATATTGAAATCAAAGAAGATATTTTGGTTGATCCAAAAGAAGCTGGTTTTGGTTTGAGTGATCCTAATCAAGATCCAGAAACACAGGAAGAAAATGATAAGTGAAAGAAACTTTTTAATTGAAGCGATAAAACAAAGTGATAACGATAGAGTAGAAACAGAATGTATCTGCCTATCTGTTTTGTTAAAGGTCAAAAAAAATGGCTGTAAGAAAAAAGAAGAACAAGTTTCTAAGGAAGAAAAAAAGAATAAGAAGAGATAATAAGAGGTTTATTAAATACGAAAGGATGATAGAAAGATTATCCAGAAACATGATAAATGATTTATTATCTCAGATAAAAAGTAAGGTTATGCCTAAAATTAAAGACCTTGCTAAAATAGAAAATGATAGAGAAAAACAGGAAGCAGTAATCAAGACTGATTCTGATGGAATGAACTTACACAACTTAATTAAATTAATTGAATCACAATTTTTAGGTAAATACAGCTACAGGTATATAGAAGATAACTTAAATAAAATATTTAAAGGTCTTGACGAAGAGGCAGAGAAAGAAGCGATAAGAGAACTTGGTATTCAGAATATAATTTTAGTACCTACCTTAAAGACTAAAGAAACAATATCAAAGGCTGTTGAGAACACGACTAGTTATATCGATAACTTAAACAGGTCAACTATAGAAAATATTAACCAAGAAATTAACAAAGGTGTTATTGAGGGTATAAGGTGGGAAACAGTAGCCGAAAACCTGATAAA